GAGGAAGATGGCGAGGCCATCACTGGTTACAGACTCCATCCCCAGACCGGGATTCTGACAAAGAAGGAAGGATTCTTTTTTGGCGATGAGATCATTGTTGAATACAACGCTGGCTACGCGCAGGCGGATATCCCGAGTGTTGTGAAGTCAGTAGTCTACTCAGTAGTTGGCGAAAGGTACTCGAAGAAAAAGAGCGGGATTGATCTCAATTTTGGAAGTGATGTTCAGCGGGTCTCCATCCCTGGAACCATCTCTATTGACTTCGATTATACCCTAACTAATAGCGAGCGTAAGACTCCATTTGGAAGCCTTCTCGGAAATTATTTAAACCTTCTGGATCATTATAGATCAGATCAAGCCGTCGTCGGCTCTACGAGACTTACCTATGTCGCTGAGTGATGCTTTTAACGGGCTTTTAGCTCTGCACCAAAGGTCGATGATTCTCACTCGCGGGGATGACTCGATTGAGATTTATGCGTCTCCATCAAATTACTCTCGAAACTTGGCCGGTCCTTCTGAGACGGTCATTGAGGGACGAGAGTTTGTTATCTCAAAAAAGCAAATGCAAGACCCGTTCACCCTTCTAAAGCGCGGTGACAGATTGACTGACTCGGAGCTTGGCACCTTCGCCATTTCCGAGATCATTGAGATGTACGCCTTGGGAGGAGAAATAATTGGATGGAGGGTTCGCACAAGCTAATGGCTACTCCAGCGGTTAAATTTTCAGTCGGGATTGAAGTTACGGAGAAGGGCAGACGCGCCCCTCGATGGGACATCAATTCTGATCTCAATGGAGAGCTTACGCTTGCCGACCTTTTGGCATTCACAAAAGAGAGTTTGATTTTAATTGCCGACGAGGCGCTGAGAGATGAACAGGGACGAGGCTTTGACCCAAAACCAGTGGTGGCCGTCGATGGACGAGTGGGGAAGCCAATCATCAACGTAAATCCACTAGGTAAAATTGAATTCTTTGCCCGTGTTGACATCTCAAAAATTGTTCGCACTATTTATGAGGCCATTGAGTTTAGGTCTCCCGTAAAGACCGGGCAGTACAAGAAAAGTAATTATGTTTTCTTGAATGGGAAGCAAGTGGCTAACGACATGCCTAGCTTAGAGGCGTGGCTTGCGACAAATCCAATTCCTCAGCCGAATGACGTTTTGAGATTTCTAAACATCCAGCCGTATGCAAGAAAACTTGAGCGATATGGAATCACGGCACAGAAGAAAAAATATCGCACAAAGAAAAGCTCTGATCCAAAAGGTCGGTCGGGATTTAACGGGAGAGTGCTTGCCCCAAATGGCACCTACTACCTAGTCAGTCGATTGGCTACTCGTTACTTTGGGAAGAATGTCAGAGTGAAATTTAAGTTTGTCCCAGGGAGCGAGCTTGGCCTCTCTGCTACTTTCAAAACATCTCGCGGGGCTCCTGCGAGAAAGGGCAGATCAACAAAGGCTCCGAAAGGGCCTAGGACATATCTCTACCCGAGTATCTCTATTCGCTTTCAAGAGGGAGGCACTTTCTAATGTCCTCAGTGTACGTAAGAGATCAAATCAAGACGCACATCACTGCCAATCTTCCAGCCGAGACGCTCATTGATCTCACTGCGCAATTTGCTGAGATCAAGGAGCTTGTCGAGGATGCTGGAATCACTGGCAATGATCCGTGGATGGGAATTGAGTTTGTAGGCGACGATGAGGTCCCAATAACAATCCCCGCCACCAATGACGCAGGAAAATACAGAGAGTCCGGGGCGGTATTCATTCACATCGTGGATATTGCCAAGCTCGGAGCGGGTGACGCCCTATTGCAAAGAGGCGAGGCGGTTAGAAATCTGTTTCGCGGGAAGAGAATTGGGGACATCCTTATCGAGTCCGTTACCCCGGTTAATTTCGGGGCCGGGTCCACGCTTCAATTCGATGGCGGGTATATGAGCGGGTCGATATCTATGAGTTATCAAAGGGATTTGGATATTTAAAAAGGAGTAACAAATGTCATCGTCGAATCTCGTCAGAATTGCATTTATCGCGGAGTCCGTTTACGGCGTTACTCCAGGAGCAGGAAACTTTAAAACAGCCCGATTCATTTCGGAAGGTCTGTCCGGCACGCCCGAGACTGTAGAGTCTCAGCAGATCCGCACTGATCGCCAAAGCTCGGGACAGATTGTTACCGGCATGACAGTTGGCGGGTCTCTTGGCTTTGAGCTTGCACGCGAGGCGGCACTTGATGAATTCATCGAGTCGGCCATGCTCAGCACATGGGGAACACAGGCGCTTGTCACCGTTGACCTCACAATCAACGCGACGACAAAAGAGATCACCCGCGCCTCGGGCGACTGGTCATCGGCACTTGTCATCGGCGACATCGTAACCCTTGGTGGATTCGATGATGCCGAGAATAACGTGCAGGTAATGGTGGCGGAATTTGTCAGCGCCACGGTCATGCGCTACGTCGGCCCGACCGGAATGATTACAGGCGGCGGCACGACTACTACCTACAAGCGTGCAGATAAAATCTCTATCGGCACCACTAAGAAATCTTTCTCGATGGAGAAGGCTTTCTTGGATCTCACTACAAAGGCAATCGTCTATCGCGGCATGATGGCGAACACGATGGAATTGAACGTAGCCTTTGGCGAATTGATCGGCGGGTCATTTGGCTTCTCGGGTAATGACCATCAAACGGTTGACGCCGCAGGAGACTTCATCACATTCAGTCGGACGATTGACGCCCCGGCTACGACCAACACCATGAATGGATCTATCGACATGCCATTCCTCGGATCAAGCGCCCTTGGCGATCTCGATGATGCCGGTATCGACATCCAGTCGGTGAACATGTCGATGAATAACAACATGAGCGCACAGAACGTAATCGGAGACATCGCCCCTAAGGATTACTCTCCAGGCACAGCGCAGATTGAAATGTCTATCAGCGCGTACCTGAAAGACGCAGCATGGGCGATGCTGGCTAAGAAGCTCACTCAGGAATCATTCTCGCTCGGGTTCATGGTGAAGAATGCAGGCGGCTGGTATGGGTTTTTCTTCCCAGCGGTGCAGGTATCCTTTGAGGACCCGGCATCCGGCGGACAGAATCAGGACATCACGCTTGAGATGCAGGGCCGTGCGAAGGTCGGCGACGCAGGCGAGTCTGCCATGACCATTTACCGTAGCTAAGTTGTATTTTAATACATCCCGCAGGCAGAAGGCCGTGCGGGATGAGGGAGATGAAAGTGAAGTCGAATCTAGATTCTGTTTTTAAGACTGACAAAGCAGTGGAAGAGACCGGGGTATGGCTCAATATTGATTCTAAGACTGGATTCCTTATTCGCCCATTCTCGGCGGCCAACCCAACAATCAAAGCGGCCATGGCCAAATTCTTTAAGCCATACGCCTATCAGATTGACCACGGCACTCTCGATGCTGAGAAAGAGCGAGAGATTTCTGTGAAGGTATTTGTCCATGCGTGCGTCGTCGATTGGAAGGGCGTGGAGATTGACGGAAAGGAAGTCTCCTTCGACAAAGAGTCGGCGATAAAACTTTTTGTAAGTCTTCCAGAGCTTTACAAGACACTCATGCGCTACGCCGAGGACTTCCGCAATTACAAAGTGGAAGACCCCGCAGATAAAGAGATTGTGGGAAACTGCTAGTCCGCTATTTGGAGTGGCTCGACAAATGGGGGAAGCATGTGAAGACGGGATATTACTCCCGTCTTCTCCAGAAAGGCTTCCTAGAGGACGAAGACTTAGAGCCGGACATTGGGCCACTTAGCTATTACATTGAATGCTTCTCGGAGCTTTCAAGCTGTAGAGTAAGTGGAATGGCACTTGGCCCGATACCGTTTACGGCGGTAGTTGAGTACGCGAGAGCTTTTGAAGTGGAAAACTTTATTGAGTTTCACTGGATCATTAGGAAGATGGATAACGCCATGTTGGCGTTAGAGGCAAAGAAGGGGAAGCCGAATGTCTCAAACAACCCAGGTCCGACAAATCACCGTAAAGTTTGATACTCAGGGGAATCAGGCTTTAAAGGAATTTTCTGACAAGCTCGGCGGCATGAGTAAAAACGTAAAGTCGCTATCCACTTCTGTTAATTTTCTCTCTTCTACTTTCGCCGGATACTTCGCGGCCCTTCGTATCGGGGACATAGTTTCGATGTCAGACTCTATGCAATTGCTCAATGATCGGATAGCGGTACTGAGTGGAGGCACAGGGAATGCCTCTGAGATAATGGACCAGCTACTTGAGAGGGCCAATAGGACTAAGACCTCTATTGATGGCCTCGCCACAGTTTATTCAAGGCTTAGTGCCTCTACGAAAGAGACGGGGATCAGCACTTCAACTCTTTTGAACATCACAGAGACCCTACAGAATACTTTCCGCATTGCTGGCTCTACTATTACAGAGGCCACGGCCACATCTATCCAGCTCGCCCAGGGTTTTGCATCCGGGCAATTGCGAGGGCAGGAATTGAGATCGGTACTCGAAGGTAACGTAGTGGTCGGGGAATTGCTCTCAAAGAAGTTAAAGGTAACTCGCGGGGAGCTTTATAAAATGGCGGAGGCTGGCCAATTGACTGCCTCCAAAGTAATGCTAATCCTTCTCGACAGCATGAAAGAGACTAGCGCCCAGGCTGCTCAATTGGGGCAGACCTTCGAGCAGACTACCACAGTCGCTTTTAACAACATGAAAGCGGCCATATTAAATCTAAACAAAGAGCTTGATGCGTCTGGAAACTTTGCCAGGGCCGTCACGGCGCTCACGGAGAAGTTCACTCTTCTCGCCACCGTCTCGATTCCCCTGGTAGTGGCCGGAATATCTTCGATACGAGCGTCCCTTATAGCCCTATTTACGACAGCGCAAGCTGCGGCACTTGCCAATCCAGTAACGGTGGCCTTCACTGTAATGGGCGCAGCTATTCTCCTCACGTTTGATAATTTAAAGCAGTTTACCGACTACGCCAAATTTGCATTCGAGTCGATAAAGCAGGGCTTGATCGAGGTTGAGATTTTTTTCAACAAGATAGACAAGAAATTTGCCAGAGATAAAGACAAGATCCGTTTTGATAGCATTATCAACGGGCTGAAAGAAATGAAGAAGGCAAGTATTGCTGCCCAGGACTCGATATTCGCTCCGAGTAATGACGACATAGCTAAGCAAGAGGCCGCAGCAAAGGCCCGTAAGCAAGAGGAAGAAGATCGAAAGAAGCTCCTAGCTTTAGCCGGAGAGCAGAAGGTCAAAGAGGAGAAGCTAAAAGAAATCCTCGGCAAGATAAACATGGAATACAAGAATGGCAGTATCACAGTTTCCCAATATTACGAGAAGCTGAATGCCTTCGAGAAATTGAAACTTGATCGCGCATTCCGGGATGGAAAGATTGAGCTGGATAAATTTATCGGAGGGCTTGAGGAGATCGAGAGAAAAGACCTTCTGAGAAAATTGAATGCAGGCACAATCTCCATGGAGGAATTCAATGCCGCCATCGAGGCAAGTAAGCTCACGGAGCTTACTGCCAAATTCAGTCAAGGCACTGTCACGCTGGCTGAGTATGATGAGCAGTTAAATAAACTCTCCAGCAAGTTTAACGAGGGAAGCGCATTCCGCTCGGGTGTTAGGTCATACATTGAGAGCATCGGCACAGTCGGTTCCAATGTGGCCGACGCCATTAAGTCGGCATTCTCAAATCTTGAAGAAGCCTTCCTCCAATTTACAAAATCGGGGAAAGCAGATTTCTCCAAGTTCACTCAAGCTATCCTCGATGACCTCCTAAGAATCATCATTCGCGCCTCGATCATTCGCCCGATTGCAAATGGCATCCTTGGCGCCCTTGATCCAAATGCTGGAGCCGCTGCTGGAGGGACATCCTTAAATTACACTGGCACAGGCGATGTGATGCTCGCGGCCAAAGGTGCTGCCTTCGATAATGGCGTGCGCCGGTTCGCCAAGGGCGGACTCATCAGTCAGCCGACTATGTTCGGATACGGAAACGGGAAGACCGGCCTCATGGGAGAAGCGGGCACAGAGGCCATCCTTCCGCTGGCCAGGGGATCGAATGGAAATCTTGGTGTGCGGGCGTCGGTAACTCCAGTGACAATCAACATCACCAATAATACCAATTCGGAAATAGCACAGTCGGAGTCCATTGGCCCGAATGGCGAGCGCACAATTGACATCCTTGTCAAAGCCAAGGTCCGCGAGCAAATCGCAAGCGGGGCCTACGACAAGGTGATGCAAACATCCTACGGCCTTAATCGGAGAGGTTCATAATGGCAGTCGCATGGCCCGGTACATTGCCACAGACCGTTGACGAGGGATCTTTCGGGATAAAGCTCGGGAATACTCTTCTCCGCTCCGACATGGATGTGGGGCCTGCCAAGGTGCGCAGGCGCTTCACCAAGGGCATTGACGTGATGTCTGTATCCATGACGATGACCTACGCGCAGTACGCCATTTTCGAGGCCTTTCACGATATCGACCTCAATGGCGGGGCCAACTCGTTTAACTTCAATCACCCGATCACGCAGGTGGCCTCGGAATTTAGACTGGTCGATACCCCAGACGCTAAGCCAATGGGCGGCGAGTACATCTCGGTGTCCATGCAGTGGGAAAGGCTGCCAGCCTAAATGGCTAACTCACTTTCCCCAGAATTACTAGCCCAACTCTTCTCCCAAGAATCAAATGATCCATTCTTGATGCTGGTTACGCTTTCACATGACTCATTTGCCCAAGACATCAGACTCGTCAACAACACTCAAAACATCACATCCAGGGGGAATGTCTTTCAAGCATTTCCTATGTCGATTCGCCTTCCGGTTGATGATGGAGAGACGGCCAGAAGTTTCACTATCGAATTTGATAACGTATCACTCTTCCTCATTGAAGAGATCCGACAAGTCACCACTCAGATATCAGTGAGCATAGAGATGATACTTGCATCTCTTCCCGACGATGTGCAAATGGCCCAGGCCGATTTGGTGATTCAAAATATCTCTTACAATAAGCAGAGAGTGGTCGCCCAGATTGTGCTGGATAATTTCCTCAGTACCGAGGTCACGAGCGAGCGATATGGTCCGCTAAACTTTCCGGGGCTATTTTGATGAGACATCAACCAGACTTCACTAGAATTAAAAAATACATCGGGCGCCCATACGAGGCGACAAACTGTTTTGAGATTGTTCGAGAGTTTTATCTCGGTGAATTCAATTTAGAGGTGAAGCAATATTACTCTGGGTGTACGCCAAAGGATAAAGAAGTTGAGGCGCTGATCCAGACCAATCGCGGCGACTTTATCCGCGTCGAGGAGCCTCAGTTTGGCGACATCCTGCTCATAAAGCTAAAGGGAGTGGAGTGTCATCTTGGAATATACATCCAGAAAGAAACTTTCTTGCATTCCATAAAGGGCACTGGGAGTGTCTTGGATAAAGTTGAGAAGTACAAGCATCTCATAGTCGGCTACTACCGACACAGGGGCTTCACGACGTGATAAAATTCCGCTATTCGACATTTGAAAAACACGTCAATGATTTTGACCTGGAGATAAAATCCGGGGAGAGACTCAATGCTCTGATGGGTAGAATCATCAAGCCTGAATATCTTGGTGACTACTCCATAGAAGAAGTTTTTCAAGTCAGTGTGAACGGAATAAAAGTCGAGCATGACTTCTGGTCATTCACGGAGCTTAAAGAGACAGACAGCGTTTTGATTATGCCGTCTCTTAAATCTGGAGACAGCAATACTCTTAGGAGTGTCCTCCAGATTACGGCCGTTGTCGTGGCTTCCTATTTCCTAGGCCCAGCGGGAGCCGGGCTGACAGGCCTTGGCCTTGGTGCTGCGGTAGCCGGGGTCTCCATCGCCACCTCTCTTATTCTAACGGCCCTTATCCCTCCGCCTACTTTGGAGTTTGGAAATTTCGGCGGGCCTGACTCTCTTGCAAGCTCCCAAATGTACTCGATCACCAATCAATCAAACAGTGTCCGTAAACTTGGCCTTGTGCCAAGAATGTACGGCACACACAGGGTGTATCCATTTGTCGCGGCCAATCCCTACACAGAGCTTGAGGTAGACCCCGACACAGGGCAGATAGTCCAGTACCTCTACGCCCTATACGACTTTGGATTTGGTCCGCTCGTAGTTGATAACGTAAAGATTGGCGATACGCCAATCACGGACTTTGCAGATTTCAACTATCGACTTGTTGACTTCAATCGACCCACAGTTTCAGAGGGCGCGTGGGATGACGCCACTTCAAACTTTTTGGAGTATTATAAGGGCGATCAAAACATCAATTCGGTATCGGTAGGATTAAACTCCGATCAATCAGGCGGTGGACCGCTCGACGGCTACCAGGCAATCAGAAACTCTGCCGAGAATACAGACGGCTCAAAGCAGGAGATTTCACTTTCGTTTGTAAACCCCTCTGGACTTTTCGGGTACTCAGCCGGTGGCCTACTTGGGCCTCGGGCCATTGTTCTGGATATTAAATTTGCTCTCGTCGGCACAGAGGACTGGAAGGGATTTAACGATACCGACGTAGTTGATTCCTTCGATGCAGTCGGCGGAGATCAGGCCGTATTCAATCTCGGGCTTGAGTTATTCCCGCCATCCTCGGGCGGAGGAATTTACGACTTCCTTTCTGAGACCTGCACTGGTCGTAGGCCCGCAGAGGCGTGGGACTACAATCAAAGTCTTCCGCGACCCTTCCCGGTCATATACGAGTCGTCTACTATTCCGTTTTATATTCGGCAATTTGGATGGGCCGCAGGCCGCACACAGATTGTCCTAAAAGATGTTGACCCGTCCTTCATCCTTTTTGGATCGGCCATATTCTATCAGGGCAGTTTTGTAGGCACGGTGCAATCGACTGCGGAGTACGGGCCAAATACTGCATACACTCTGATTACTCTGCGTAAGCCCATCGCAAAGTCTATTCCGCTGTTTACTTATGATGGATACAAGGCCGGGACGTATATGTCTGGCCTATCTCTTGTCACTGTGCCGGAGTATTGGAGAGGAAAGGACGCCGCTGTCCTTGGAAAGATTTCCGCAGGAGCCAATTCTCTAGGTAAGGCCGTCATCGAGCGCCAAGACACAGGCGCCGTCTATTCCCTATTCAAATTCACCCCAAAGGTGGCGGGCCAGTATAAAGTGCGAGTGACGCGGGAATCGACCAGCGGCACGTACACTTCTCAAATTCAAGATGACCTGACTTGGGTGTCTATCACCACCCGTTTTGATAGAAGCCCGATTGTCACGGACAAGCGACACACTTTCTTAGAGCTAAAGATCCGCGCCACCAATCAATTGAACGGATCAATTCAAAACCTATCTGCCATTTGTACGTCGGTACTCGATGTCTACGACGGCGTATCGTGGTCGAAACAGCCTACTCAAAATCCGGCATGGGCCTTTGTCGATCTTCTCACGGGGCAAGTGAACAAGCGCCCAGTGGATAAATCGCGCCTCCACATGGATTCTATTTTAGAGTGGGCTGATTTCTGCGAGGAGATCCCTACGGCTCCTACCGGGCGGCTCTATCAACTCCCGCGCTTTAGATGTGATTTTGTTTTGGATTACGCTGGCACACTCCAGTCGGTACTCAATCAAATCACCTCCGCTGCACAAGCCTCTCTAAATATTGTTGATGGAAAATACGGGGTCTTGATTGACAGGCTTCGCACTGTGCCTGTGCAGCTATTCACTCCGAGAAACTCAAGAGACTTTTCATCTAGTCGCCAATACTCAACTCGTCCGCATGGCGTTCGAGTGAAGTTCATTGATCCGACCTCAGATTGGAATGTGTCGGAAGTTGTAGTCTACGACAATGGCTACGATGAGACGACGGCCACAGATATCCAAGAGCTGACATCCTTTGCCTGCACCAATGAAGAACAAGCGTGGCGATTTGGCCGGTACATGATCGCGCAAAATGCTCTCCGCCAAGAGACCATTAGCCTCACTGTAGACTTCGAGCATCTTGTCTGTACTCGCGGCGACTACGTCCAGATCACTCAAGACGTGATGCGAGTGGGCGGCACGCCCGCACGAGTGAGATCGGTCTCTGGGAATCAGATCACTATTGATGATGGAATTGAAACAGTCCCGGGCACCTATGGATATGTCTTTAGGGGCGCCGACGGCCTGATCTCAAACGACACTTTGACGGTAGTTAATTCCGACACTTTTGATCTCGATGGCCCAATGCCCCAGGTCGGAGACTTAATCGTCATCGGAGTAGTTAGCCAAATTGTTTACGACTGTCTCGTTAAATCCATTTCCCCAAATGATGACCTATCGGCCAGCTTGATTTTGATTGAGAAGGCAGATGCCATCTATGACTACGAGTCGTCTGACACTTTCCCTACGTATGAGTCGCAAATCTCAAGTACCACAAATCCCGACGTAGCTCCTCCAGCACAAGTGCAGGACTTGGCGGTAGTGGATACTGGCTACGAGTGCGCGGGCTCGGGGTATGAGTATTTTGTCGAGCTTGACTGGAATCCTCCAGGAGGCTCGGCCTACGAGACGTTTGAGGTTTTTGTAAACTACGGGCGCGGGTTTACCGAAGTGGCGAAGACAAGACAATCAACCTACCGCTACATCGTCGATCAGAATTACCTCGGCGCAGAGCATGAGTTTAAAGTCATCGCCGTGTCGGCCACGGGCAGGAAACTTGATCTTGGTGCCGTGACCGGAGTGACGAGTACGCCGCTCTCCAAAACCGCCCTGCCCTCTGATGTGGAGTCCCTCGATATCGACATCACTGGAGAGGTCCTCCAGCTCGTATGGCCGCAGATCCCAGATTGCGATTGCAGAGAGTACCTAATTAGGTATTCTCCGACTTTGCTCGGCACATGGGAGTCTTCAATCCCGCTCCTCCGCATTGATAGGAATGCCACCCTTGCCGCCACACAGGCTCGCACAGGCACGTATCTTATTAAGGCCGTGGACTTCAATGGCAATGAGTCGGCCAATGTGGCGCAGGCGATAACGACAATCCCAAATCTTTTCGATCTGAATGTGATTGAAGAGATCTCCGATGCACCGACTTGGCTCGGCACCTTTGATCGGACTCGTAAAGAGGGCGACACGGTAGTCCTCAGAAACACAATCTCCGGCGGCATTGATACGGCGGAGTTTTATCCAGAAGGATTATACTACTACAAAGACCTCTTGGATCTCGGCGAGATTTACACCGTCCGCCTCCAGTCTTTGATTCAGGCTGAGGGATACACGGTAGGCGACCTCATGTCGTCATGGGTTACGCTTAGCTCAGTGGCCCTTCTCTCATCGGCCCGCACGTCTGAGTGGGATGTAGAAACACAATATCGCTCCACAGAGACCTTGAACGTCATCGCGGACTGGGTCACGCTCAGTGCGGTGAGTGCAATGCAATCTGGAGTGGCTGAGAATTTCACTGAGTGGCGCAAATTTATTATGGGCGACGCCACAGGGCGCATCTTCCAATTCCGCCTACGTCTCATCAGCAATAAAGTAAGCGTGAGCCCTCGGGTGTTTGACGGCACTATCAGGGCCGACATGCCAGATCGCCTGGAGTCTTACAACGGCCTGTCCGCCGACGACACGACGGGCTATATTCTGGCCTATGCCCCGGCATTTGCTGGCCCGGGGTCTTCGCCTAACGTCCAGGTGACAATTGACGACGCGGAATCCGGCGACTATTGGGCGTTTGACTACAAAACCTTAGACGGATTCCAGATTAAATTTTATGACAAAACAGATACTCAAGTAGCAAGATCATTTGACGTAAGCGTCAAGGGGTATGGCCGAAAAGCTACTGCGGTAATTTAAGAGGAGAGACGATGGCTCAGAATATTTTCAGCTCGATAAATCCCGCAGCTACTTCCGGCACGCAGCTCGCCACTATTCTTGACGACTTCAAGGAAGCCCTGATGTCGGGCCTCGCGGGCACATCACGTCCGACAGAGCTTGATCCGGGCGGCGGGTGGATTGATACCTCGAACGAAGGCACTCCAGACTTCTATTGGATTTACAACATCTATACCGGCACCGTTGATGTCGAGATTTTCCGGGTAAACCTTGTCACCAATAAGGCCTCGATCAGCGGGGCAGATAGCACATTCGAGGTTTCTCGAATTACCGCCGACTCGGTCGGCGCGCTGATGAAGCTCATCAAAGAGCGCATCGCGAATAACGGCCAAGTGCTCGACGGCGATGTGGTCGGAGAAGTTCAATTCGTCGGGTGTGACTCCGCTGGTTCTAATCCAGTAGTCGCCCGCATTAAGTCTCTCGCTACCGACAATATGACGCCGTCGGCGAGTGGCGCTGTTTTGGTGTTTGAGGCGACAAGTGATGCCACAGCATCCGTTGCAGAAATGATGCGCCTTAAAGACGGGGCTCTTGGCATTGGCACCACAACACCCCTCTCTAGCCTCCATGCAAAGGGCACCACAGGCATCCGAGATCAAAGACAGA